GGCCGCTCTTTGGTCGGGAGGGTTCAGAGGGTTTCAAAGTGGCTGGCAGCGCAACGCTGCTGGCCTTTTCTTCGACCCCCGCAATGGGGAGTTTGGAGGCTGTCATGGCCCGTGGTGGTGCTAGGGCTAGGTCTGGTCCTGTTGCTGATTTGGACGCGTTTGCGCGTGAGCGCGATGGTGCTGATTGGATTGCGCTCCCGGATTCCTGGCCTCATGATGCCCCGTCTTGGCCGTTGGATAACCCTAACGACACTGAAACTGGGGCTCCGTTGTTTCGGCATGAGCGTGAGTTGGAGTTGTGGGGGCGGTTGTGGGGTCAGGGTCAGGCGCCGGCTTGGATCCTGGATAAGCAGGAGACCGCTGTTGCCCTGTACGTCAGGCTCCTGACAGTGGTTGAGGCGACTATCAGTGTGAAGTCTGCCCCGCTGTTGGCTGAGATGCGGCGTCAGCAGGAGATGCTGGGGCTGTCTACGGATGGTTTGTTGCGGAACAAGTGGCGTTTCAAGGGTCACGAGGGCATGTCTGCCGCGGTTGAGGAAGCTCCTGCTGAGAAGCGGGCGAACGTGACTGACCTGTTTGCAGGGGTGAAGGTTCGTGGAGCATGAGGGGACTATCCCGCCGCTTCTGACTCTTGGCCGTTTGGCTGCTTCGTGGATGTTCGCGCATTGTCGTGTGCCTGATGGTGATACGGCGCGTGACCCGTTTCGTCCGACGATGGATCACATTGTCTATCTAGGCAACTATTACGAGATCCGGCCCTCGGCTAAGCGTGGCGAGAAGAACACAGCGTTTGTTTACCGCAACGGGATTTGGATTGCTGCTCAGAAGGTGGGCAAGTCTCCTGGGATTGCGGCACAGGCGTGCTTCGAGTTTGTTGGGCCGGCACTCTTTGACGGGTTCGCTGCGGCTGGCGAGGTTTACCGGTGCAAGGATCATGGGTGCCCGTGCGGCTGGGTGTATGAGTATGCGCTTGGTGAGCCTAAGGGTCGTCCGTGGGCTACCCCGCGCATTCAGATCGCGGCTGTGGTTGAGGATCAGGTTGAGAACACGTGGGGCGCTCTTGTCCCGATGATTGATTCTGGCCCGCTCGCCAATTTGTTGACGACGGGTGAGGCGTTCATCAAGCATCCGAACAAGAATCGTGACTCTCGTATCGAGACGGTGACTTCGAAGGCTGATGGGCGTCTTGGTGCGCGTATTAGTGCTGGTTTCTGTGATGAAGTCGGTTTGTGGACTGATTCGAACAAGATGAAGAAGTTCTACCGTACTTTGGCCCGTGGCGCCGCTGGTATGGGCGGCAGGTTGTCGGCTTCGACTAACTGTTATGACCCTTCCGAGAATTCGCAGGCCCAGGATTTGCATGAGTCGCGGCAGAAGGACGTGTATAAGCACTATTTTCCGCCTGACCCGAAGCTGAACTTCAAGTTGAAGGCTGATCGGAAGAAGATTTTCGCGTTCAATTACCGGCATTCCCCTTGGGTTGATATCCGGTCGATTGAGGCTGAGGCGGCTTCTGTGATGGAGGCTAACCCGGCTGAGGCTGAGCGGTTCTTCGGTAACCGGATCGTTGCGGGTTCGCGGTCGTGGTTGCAGCCTGGTCAGTGGGAATCGCGGAAGGCTGTCACGTCCGTGAAGCCGCGGACGAAGGTTTGTGCCGGGTTTGACGGTTCGGAAACGAATGACGTTACCGGTATCCGGTTGGAGACCCTTGATTTTTACCAGTTCACGCCGCGGTATTTCGGTGGGGAGCGGGAAACGATCTGGGATCCGCGGCAGTGGGAGGGCCGTGTACCGCGCCCGGAGATTCACCGGGCGTGGGAGGACATCAACAACCAGTTTGAGATTGTCCGCGCTTACTGTGACCCGTTCAAGTTCGAAACCGAGCTGGATGAGTGGAAAGCGCAGTACGGGGAAAAGGTGTTCTTCGAGTGGCGGACTAACCGTATCTCGCAGATGCACGCCACGTTGGAGCGGATGAAAACGGACATTGTTGAGCCGGATTCGAAGTTCTCCCATGACGGGTGCGAGACAACGGGGTTCCATATGCGGAACGCGGTTGAGCGTGCCCGTCAGGGCCAGACCTACATTCTCGGTAAGGCTTCCGAGTTGCAAAAGATTGACCTTGCCATGTCGTCGGTGCTCGCGCATGAGGCTGCTGCTGATGCGGTGGCTTCGGGCGCGAATAACCCTGACGCAGACCAGTACGTTTACGTGTTTTAGGAGCCCGGATGCTGACGAAGCAGGACGCAACGGAACAGGTAAACAAGCTGTACCGGATCCTTCAGTACCGGGGCCAAGAGGCGACCGAGTTCAAGGAATTCTACGAGGGTAACCAGCCTCTCGCCTTCGCGTCGAAGGAATGGAAGAACTTCAACTCCTCCCGGTATAAGGGCTTCACGGACAACTGGTGTGAGGTTGTGGTCAACGCGGCTTCGGAGCGGATCGCCGTCCAGGGGTTCAGCCTTCCCTCTTCCAAGGGTTCGCGGCAGTCTACGCGTGAGAAGAAACTCTATGACTCTTGGTTGATGAATGAGCAGGACTCGTGGAGTTCTCAAGGGTTTCTGGATGCGATGATCAGCCGGCGTTCGTTCGCGTTGGTGTGGGGTGACCCTAACGGGGAGCCGATCATCACGTGGCGGGATGCTCGTCAGGCGATTGTCTGGTATGACGCGGAGACGAATCGTCGCCGTAAGTACGGGATGGTGATCTGGGATGACTTGGACGCGAATAAGGAGTTCGTCACTCTTTACGATGACGATTTCGTGTACAAGTTTTCACGTGCGCGAGTGTTTGCCGGGTTCACTGGTCTGGCACTTCCTGAGACTGTGCTTAGTTCGTTGTCGTTTGATGGCGGCTGGGTCATGGACGAAGAGAATTCGGGTGTGAACCATCTGGGGCGTGTGCCTTTGGTGGAGTTCCCGAACAGGCCGGTGCTCGGTAAGGGGCCGTTGTCTGAGATTCAGGGTGTCATTCCGATGCAGAATGCCATCAACTTGTTGTGGGCGTATCTGTTCAATGCTGCTGATTATGCGTCGATGCCTGCCCGCGTGATCATGGGTCAGGCGCCCCCGAAGATCCCGATCATTGACAGCAATGGCAAAAAGATCGGTGAGCGGGACATTGACGAGGAGAAGCTGACTCAGGGCCGCATGTTGTGGCTGACCGGCGAGAATACCAAGATCGGTCAGTTTGATTCCGCGAAGCTTGACGTGTTCACGGACACGATCGAGAAAGCGGTCCAGCATATCGCCGCGCAGACCCGCACGCCGCCGCAGTACCTGATTACCAGTAATGGCATGTCGAACATGTCTGCTGAGGCGATCATGGCGGCTGAGGCCGGTCTGGTGCAGAAAGTGACGCAAGCGAAGGAGTTCTTCACGCCACGCGTCAAGGACGTGTTCGAGCTGATTGCGTTGCAGCTCGGGGATGACAAGATGGCGAAAGAGGCTCGTCTTGGGCGTGTGGATTGGAAGGATTCGAATTCCCGCTCCGAAGCCCAGAGGGCTGACGCGATGGTGAAGGACATCCAGTCCGGTTACCCGTTCGAGTACCTGTTGGAGAAGTACGGGCATTCGCCTTCGGAGATCTCCCGGATCATGGACATGAAGGACGCGGAGACGCAGAGGAACATGGCCGCAGGTATTGGTGACCTATTGAACGCGTCCTCGATCGGCAACAGCGCGACCATTGATAGTGGCGCGAAGCCTACCGGCGCTGCGGCTTAGCCCGTGGTGGCCGTGGACGCGGCAACGGTCGCTGCTGTGGATGGTGTGGCGTCGGCTTATCAGGCGAAGCAGATTTCGTTGGCTGGGCGTGCGGCGAATGTGGTTGTGGGTTTGTGGCGTGGGGTGAATCCTGCGTCTATGTCCGCTAGCTGGGGTGGTGTTTCGGTTGCGGCGTTCACGACGGTGCAGCGTGCACAGTTTGTGATGGCCGCGAACGCTGACCCTTACATTGAGTCGGTCGCTGGTGCTTTCGGTGGCGTGTCTTTGACGGATGCGCCGTTGTCGCCTGCCGCGTTCGCTGGTGTTGCGTCTGATGGGCGTTCGTTGGCTGGATTGTTGCTGACGGGGCCTGTGACTGCGAAGAGGGCTGTTGCGGCTGGGTTCTCGCAGGATGATGCGATGGATGCCGGGGCTGCTGCTTTGCGGACTGCGGTTGAGACGCAGATCGCTGAGGCCGGGTCTATGGCGAACATGGTTTCCATGTTTGTTCGGGACACGGTTCCGCCGTCGTGGGCGAACACGGTCACTGATAACGGGCGTACAGGGATCCGTGGTGATGACGGTTCGGTGAAACCGTATTTCCGGCCTGCGAAGTATGTTCGCATGTGCCAGGGCGGTGCGTGTTCCCGGTGCGTGGTGTTGGCCGGTTCGGTCTATTACAACGACACTGCTTTTGCTCGGCATCCGCGCTGTCATTGCGTGAATGTCCCTGTTGACGAGAACGTGGCCGGGTATAAGGCAACGGACCCGAAGGCGTGGTTTGATTCGTTGTCTGAAGAGGCGCGGGTCAAGACGTTCGGCAGGGCTGGTGCTGATGCTATTTCGGCTGGTGCTGACCTGAATCAGGTGGTCAACGCCCGTCGCGGCATGTATGTCACTAAGGGTGGTTTGAAGGCCACGACCGAGGGCACAACGAAGCGCGGCCTTTACGGCGTGGCGAATGGTAACCATTCCGCTAGTGCTTTGGCTCGTGGTGTGACGCGTGCCCGTCTGATGCCTGAAGAGATTTTCCGCCTGTCCAATGGCAACCGTGAAGAGGCCATCCGCCTGTTACGGCAGTATTCCTACATCCGCTAAACAAACAAAGTCCCACAACCCCTTGCCGCAATGGCAGGGGGTTTTCTTATGCCCCGCAACGGGGAGAAGGAAGCAACTACCATGCCTGAACCCATTACACCCACCGTCCCTGCTGCTGTCGTCCCGGCTGAACCCATTACACCCGCTGAGCCTGTCGTTCCCGCTGTCGAACCTATTGAAGGCGCACCAGCCGAGGGCGATCTGACGCCGGAAGCCGAAGCCGCCCTCGGTGATCCTGGCAAGCGTGCCATCGATTCGATGAAGGCCAAGCTTGCCGCTGAGAAGGCGGCGAAGAAGGCTCTCGCGGATGAACTTGCCGCGCTGAAGGCCCCGAAGCCGGGTGACGAGAAGACCGCAGAGGACTGGCAGCGTGAGGCTGATGCCCGCGCCATGTCCAAAGCAAACGAGCGTGTCCTGAAAGCTGATCTGAAGCTTGCGGCCAAGGACATCCTAGTTGATCCCACGGACGCGCTCCTGAACTTGGACCTGTCCCAGTTCGAGCCTGATGCTGACGGCGAGTTTGACGCTGATGACATCGCTGAGGCTCTCAAAGATTTGGTGAAGCGTAAGCCTCACCTCGGAAAACTCTCCGCGCAAAGCGGAGGCCCGCGTGTGCCCAAGGTTCCTGCGGATCCAGCCGGAGTGACGAAAACCCCCCTAACGCTTGACGAGCAAATCGCCCAAGCGAACAAAGCGGGCGATGTCATGAGGGTCATTTCACTGCAAAACCAGAAACTCGCGAACCGCGAGTAAACAACAAACCCTTTAGGAGGATTCCTTGTCTGGAATCACAGGGTTGGGCACAACCTATAACCTGCCCAACTACACCGGCGTGCTTCACCAGCTTTCCCCTACTTCCACCCCGTTCTTCTCCACCATTGGTGGCTTGTCGAACGGTGGCGGTCAGGTTACTTCCACCGAGTTCGAGTGGGAAGCCTATGACCTTCGCTCCCCCGGTCAGAACACTGCGTTGCAGGGTGCTACTGCCCCGACTGCGCAGAACCGTGTCCGTCAGAACGTGACTAACGTGGTTCAGATCCATCAGGAAAAGGTCTCCGTTTCGTACACCAAGCAGGCCGCTTTCGGCTTGAAGGCTGGTACGAACAACGATCAGACCAACCCGATCCTGAACGAAGTGGATTGGCAGACCCGTCAGATGCTGACTCAGATGGTGCGTGACGCCAACTGGTCCTTCATCAACGGCGTCTACCAGAAGCCGACCGACAACACCACGGCTGCTCGCACCCGTGGTCTTCTGCCGGCCATTCAGACGAACCGGTCCGCTCAGTCTGACGCCGTGTCTTACACGGGTGCCACGTCCGCGACTGACACGATCACTGTCACTCACGCGCTGGCTGTGAATGACAAGATCATCTTCACCGCGAACACTGGCGCTGCCCTGACTCTTGGCCGCACCTACTACGTGGTTTCGGTCTCGACTACCGTCAGCTTCAAGGTGTCCCTGACCAAGGGCGGCACCCCGATCACTGTCGGTACCGGTTCGGGCATCAACCTGACCCGCGGTTCCGCTACTGCGGTCACCCGTGATCAGGTCAACGGCCTCGCGCAGCAGGTCTACGACAACGGCGGCATCAACGACGAACTGTCTGCGGTGTTCCTCGTGAACTCCACCCAGAAAGTCAACCTGTCCAAGGCGTACACCACGCAGTTCCAGGACGACAACCGCACCATGGGCGGCGTGAGCATGTCCACGATCATCACGGACTTCGGCACCCTCGGTGTCATGGTTGACCGTGCCGTTCCTCAGGACACCATCGCGCTCGTGTCCCTTGGCGAGTGCTCCCCGGTTTACCTTGAGGTTCCGGGTAAGGGTCACTTCTTTGCTGAGCCTCTGGCGAAGACCGGCGCGTCTGATGATGTGCAGCTCTACGGCGAGGTTGGTCTCGCTTACGGTGTCGAGTCTTCTCACGGCATCCTGACTGGCTGCTCCCTCTAACCGGATTGGAGGCCAGTAATTATGGCTCGTTTTGCTGAGGTTGCTGACCTCCAAGCCCGGACGAAGGTTGTGTATGCCGGGGCGGACATCGCATGGGTTCAAACCTTGCTCGATGACGCTTCGGCGCACCTTCGGGACATTCTTGGGTGGCAGGTTTTCCCTGCCGCCCAAGTTTCGTACACGACGAAGGTTTGGGCGGGTGTTTTCAACCGTCTCCCTATTCAGCCGGTGATTTCGTTGGATTCGGTGTCGATCCCGGACACGTTCATGACGTATGACGTTTATGACGGCGGGTTCGAGACTGACACGAACGGTATCGCCACGATCACGTTCACTGCGGGTTATTCTTCGGCGCCTCAGTCGTTGCTGTCTTGGTGTTGCGTGTTGGCGGCGCAGGTCATTGATGCTGTGACGAAACTGGGGATGCTGGGCAACGGCGGTTTGTCGTCTGTGTCGATCGATGACTTCAAGCTGGTGTGGTCACAGAGTGCGGAGAATGGTTTGGGCGGGTACACCCTCCCTGACCGTGTTGTGGCCCAGTTGCGGGCCGCGTACGGCACCACAGCCTATGTGACGGGTTCCGCATGAGTACCGCCGCGAACCTGACCTTGGCTGGGCGGAAATGGCACGAGTCGATGATGGATGACACGTGCACGATCACCCGTTCGAGCGCCAACGGGACGCTAACACCGTCCAGCGGCATCCCTCCCGTTGATGGGCTGGAACCGGCGTCCGGTTTGTTAGATGAGACGACTGGTCTTTATCCGGTGTTCCCGGTGATCATCTACACCGGCCCTTGCCGGGTGGTTGTGCAGCCGCGTCCGCCGAAGGACACGCACACGGTGGGTCAGGTTGAGGCTGTGACTAATGCCCGTCTTGATCTTCCGGTGGTGGCGTCTGCCAGTGTGCGTGATGGGGATGTGGTGGTGTTCACCACGTCGATTGATCCTGGCCTTGTTGGTGCGAAGTATCGTTTGCGGGGCCTTGCAGGTCAGACGCACGGTACGGCGCGCAGGTTCTTTGTGGAGGCGTACACATGAGTTTCACGGTGGAAGTCAACGGCATTGAACGTGTCATTGAGGGTTTCCGGTTGGCCGACAGGGTTTCTGCGGTCAACATCCGCAAGGCTGTTGAGGTCACTTCCCGACACGTGAAGGACGACGCGAAGAAGAATTCAAAGGAACTCTTCGGCGCGTCTTCAGAGGTCAGGCACCAACCGTCAACCTACCAGTACGAAATGAAGTTCCCGTCTAAGGGTGTGGTTGAGGGCTGGATTGGTCCGGTGAAGGGCTGGAAGCAGGCTGCTATTCCCTTGGAGTACGGCACCCCGCACACGGCCCCGAAACCTGCCCTTGAGCCCGCCCTTGCGGCGAACCTGGATGACCTGATCAAGGGCGTCAGTATCGCTGTTGGTGAGGCGCTGTGATCCGCGAACACAAGAACGCGCTCCTGGCACGACTCAGGGCGGACACCCCCATGGCGAACATCGTCATTGACGGGATCGTTGACCCTAACGCCGCGCCAGTCCTACCCCCGTATATTTCCGTTTCTACTGCTACCAACAGGTTTAGCACGGAGCGTGAGTCTTCCGAGACGCCGACTGTGCTTGAGTTCCGGATCACGGTCCACAGTGTGGGCGTGGATTCGGAGCAGGCGGGGTATTTCTCTGACCGCGTGTTTACGCAGTTCGCTGGTTGGCGTCCTGTCGTGACCGGGTGGGCTCCGCAGGCGGTTCAGCATTATCGTTCCATGCCGGTCATGCCTGACGCGACCGTGAACCCTGCTACCCAGTACATCACGGACGTTTTCACGCTCACGTCCCGACGAGCTAGCTGACCCTTCCCACTTTCCTTAGCGCCTCCATTCAGGGCGCTCATTTTGCATGCCCTTTTGGAGGCACCACATGGCACTGATCCGAGTGATCAATAACCACACGGGCGACGAAGGCGAGGTTGACGAGGCCTGGCTTGAGCGTTGGCCCGAAGACTTCAACCCCCTTGATGGTGACGGCAACGCCGTCCCTCCCGTAGAAGACCCCGCGCCGGAACCTCCGGCGCTGGAAGAACCGCCGTCTGACGGCACCACGAAGGAGATCAACTAATGGCTCTCGAAGCTACCCCGCTCTCCGTAGCGTCTGACGGCAACCTTCTTGTTGCCTTCGTCCCTACGGGCAACCCGCTTTCCGTGGCGAACCTGACCGCGGGCACCACGAAGGCAATCACCTATTCGCTGACCCCGTCTGGTTTCAACCGGGCCACGTCACAGGAAATGGTGCAGGATGACCGGCTCACACTGGTCCAGTACTTGCAGAACCTTGGCCGCGTCAAGGAAACCCTCGACGTGACGTACATCTTCGGTGACGCCGGCGATGTTGCTTCTGCTGCGATGACTCAGGGCACATCGGGTTGGATCGTTGTCCGGTACGCGGTCCCCAACAGCACTGCGTGGACTGTCGGTCAGAAGGTTGACGCGATCCCGGTCAAGTGTGGCATCCAGGAGAAGTCCGCGCCGACCGCGAACGGCGTGTTCACGAAGAAGCAGATGCTCGCGATTACTGGTGCTGTGACTACTGACGGCATCCTCGTCGCCTGATAAAGCCCCTGCCGCCCGTGCGTTGTGGGACCGCGGGCGGCAGGCTCCCCTTTGTCCCACTCAGAACCTTTGAGAGGCATCACTTATGCAGGCCACTTCTGTTCCTACTCTGGCTGGCACGGCCCCAACCTATGCCACCCCAACTACTTCGGACACTGCCCCGGTTGGCACTGTCCTGATTGTGAAGAACGGTTCCGGTTCCCCGATCACGGTCACTCTTGCGTCTCCGAAGACGTTGGAAACCGGTGACGCGTACCCGTCGAAGGTCATCACGGTTGCTGCTGGTGGTGAGGCGTGGATCCCGGTTTTGAAGGTTTACGCATCCTCTTCTACCGGCCTCGCCACGATCACTTACTCAAGCGTCACTACGGTGACTGCCGCCGTGATCATGTACACCCCCGTCTAAAAGTCTTACCTAGTCCCACTACCCAAAGCTTAGGAGTCCCACATGTCGAAGTTGCGCAAGAGCCTGGACAAGGCAAGTTTCCGGTATGAAGACGTTGACGTTTGCCTCGATGGTGAGTTGAGCGTTCAGCGTGACCAGTTGTACAAGGATTTGGCGGCTGCTGCTGACGCTCCCCGCGTGACGCTGGGCGCACCACCCGCTATGGCTGCGGTGCAGGAGCAGATTGACAAGCTGGAAGCTGAGATGCGCGATGACATTGTCACGCTGCGTTTCCGGGCACTGTCCTTCGACCGGTGGAATGGCATCATCGCGTTGGAGCCCCCGCGTGAGGGCGTGACCCTTGACGCCCGTAAGGGTTACAACATTGTGAATGCCACGAAGCGGGGCGCGGAAGCGTCGGGCTGGGTTTACGACAGTGCCACTGACGCTGTTGAGAGTATCGCCCTTGATGAGTGGAAAGACCTGTGGGAGAAGCTCTCTGGTGGCGACTTTGACCGGATCTGGGGTGCTGTTACGCGCCTGAATGAGACTGATGGTTGGGCTGGTGTTGGTTTCCTAAAAAAAGACTCCACGAAGACGCCCGACTCTACCGGGATGTCAGACTTGCCCGCGACCTCGGAATAGCCCCGAAACGTCTATGGGGGTGGGAACCAACCACGTCATACGAGTATGACGCTGAGGGTTTATTGGTGGCGTCCACGCCCGAGGCCGAGTTCGACTCGTCCCAGTACGAGCTACTCGCGGCGCTCATGGATTACGAGGCTGACATTGGCCCTCACGGGCAACTCCTAAGCGAGTCCCTGTCGCCTGATGCCGACCCCGGCAACGCGAAGCGTAAATACAAGTTCATTGCCGGGATAAAGGGCGCACCGGGGTTGCCGCTGATCGACTACGCGGCACAGGCCCGTGACCAAGCCTCAGAAGCATATTACAAGCAGTATCCGGACGCTGACCGGGCAGGGCATATCTGGGTGGTCAGGAAAGTCGCTAGCTAGTCCGTTCGCGTTTCTGTGCGATCCCGACGATAAGCAGTACGAGCCCGACAACGCCGAGGAATGACGCTCCGGATCCGGTGATCAGGCCCCAAAGGGCTAGGACCATAAGCAGCACCCCGAAGAACACGAACGTCGTGCCCTTCCCGTATTTGTGCGCCGGCTTCGGCTGCGTCTGAGTCATAACGCCGATTGTACGGCATCACCCCAAATTTCATAGGAGTCCGCCTTGGCTAATGACCATGTGATTGATGTCAAGGTCCGGGCGGACTCCACCGGCCTGACTAAGGGTCTTTCCGAGGCTGAGCAGGGTTTGCAGAAGGCGGGGGCTGGGTTCTCGAAGTACGGGACCGAGGCTGAGAAGGCTTCGACGCAGGCCCAGGGTTTCACTGCTCAAACTAAGAAGGGCATGGAGGATGTCGGCAAGTCCGCCATGATCATGGGCGGTGTGCTCCTTGCTGGCGTCGGTTTGGCTATCAAGGCCTATGCGGACTTCGCCGGTCGCATGGCTCAGGTGCAGTCCCTTTCGCACGCGTCTGCCAGTGACATGGACATTCTTACGAAGTCAGCTCTCACGATGGGCAGCGCGTTTGGCATGTCCGCGAATGATGTTGCTGACGCTGAGATTGAGATGGTCAAGGCCGGTATCTCGGTGAAGGACATGATCAGCGGCGGTCTTGCTGGTGCGTTGACTCTTGCTGCGGCTGGTCAGATTGATGTGGGTAAAGCGACTGAGATCGCGACTATCGCGATGACGCAGTTTGGTTTGCAGGGTAAGGATATCCCGCACGTTGCTGACCTTCTGGCGGCTGGTGCTGACAAGGCGCTTGGTGGTGTTGGTGACCTTGGCGAGGCGCTAAAGTCTGGCGGTCTGGTGGCTCACCAGTTCGGTGTTTCCTTGGATGAGACCGTGGGTGTGCTGTCGCTGTTCGCGAACAACGGCTTGCTGGGTGAAGCGGCTGGCACCGACTTGCGGCAGATGCTTCTGAAGCTCGCGGCACCGTCGAAGCAGGCATCCAAAGACATGGAGACGCTTGGCCTGTCGATCTATGACACCCAAGGCCACTTCGTTGGCATGACTTCCCTCGCGGGTCAGTTGCACGACAAGATGCAGTCACTTTCTGAGGCTGAGCGCAACGCGATGCTCGCGCACATCTTCGGTGCCCGTTCCATTGTTGGCGCGAACATCCTTTACCAGGCTGGCGCGCAGGGCGTCACGGACTGGACGAAGGCTGTCAATGACAGCGGGTTCGCTGCTAAGCAGGCTGCGGGCAAGATGGATTCCCTTCAGGGTGACTTCAAGAAGTTGCAGGGCGCCTTTGAGACCGGCCTGATTGAGATGGGCTCCACGGCTAATGGGTTCCTTCGCCCGGTTGTTCAGGGTGTCACGGATGCTATCAAGGCGTTCAATGATCTGCCTGAGTCTGCAAAGGGTACGGCGATGGGTATCGCTGGTGTTTCCGGTGCTGGCCTGTTGCTGCTCGGGACGGTCATCACTGTCATTCCGAAGATCCATGACACTATCCAGGCTTTCCATGATCTGGAGACGGGTTCACCCCGGCTTGCTGAGGGTATCAAGGGTGTTGGTAAGGCTGCTCTGGTTGCTGCTGGGCTTCTCGCGGCTTTGAAGATCGCTCAGACGATCGGTGAAAGCTTTGAGACTGCCACGAAATCCACTGACCAGTGGTCGCAGGCAATTATTGGGCTTCAGTCGAATTCTGCTAAGACGACTGACATCCTCGGGAAAGACATGTTTGCTTCCTCGAATGGGCGTCAGTTTGTTAGTGACGTGAAGGACGTTGGGGAGGCGATCAAGCAGGTCACTGCCCCGGATGTGATTGACAACATCAACGACTTTGGTAATTCGGTTTTGGGTGCGTTGTCCTTCGGGCAGTTGCACAAGGATACCCAGTTGGACAAGACACGCGAGTCTGTCAAGGGTCTTGATGCGGCGTTGACGAACTTCTCCAATTCGGGGAGTTCCGCGGTTGCTGCGGAGAGTTTCCACAAGATTGCTGTTGCTGCGGATAAGCAGGGCGTGTCGTTGGAGCAGACTTCCAAGGCGTTCCCGCAGTACATGGATTCGTTGCGGAAGCTGGCAACGGAGATGAAGGTATCGCTGACGCCGGCTGAGCTTCTGGATCTTGCTGTGGGTCGTATCCCGCAGAAGATGAAGGACGCGGCGGCTTCCACGGACGGTCAGGCTAAGGCTGCTGAGTTGGCTGCTCAGGCTACGAAGGAGCAGGAAAAGGCTCTATCTGATCTTGGTCTGGCGACTGACGGAACTGTGGAGGATCTGGACAAGCTGGTTACGGCGATGGCAAATGCCGGTCTGATCCAGATATCCGCCGATGATGCGTTGCGGAACTATTACGCCTCGCTCGATGCCGTGGACGCGGAGATCAAGAAGAACGGCAAGTCCCTCGATATCCACACGGAGAAGGGCCGCGCTAACCAGAAGGCTTTGGATGATGTAGCGGGCTCAACGCTGGCTTTGGTGAAGGCGAACGCGAAGAACGGCGACTCCCAGGAGCAACTGAGTAAGACGCTCCACACCGGTTATGACGATCTGATGGCTAACTATGCGGCCTTCGGTATCACCGGTGACGCAGCGGACACCATGGCCCGAAAGGCCTTGGGTATCCCCAAGAACGTCAACATTGACACGGCGATCCAGAATTACGCGGATTCCATGGCGAAGCTGAACGGGGTCAAGCAGGCCGTGGACGGGATCACGAATTACAAGGAAGTCGCAATCAACGTGAAGTACACGGAGTCGGGTACGGCGGTCCGTGACCGGGCTTCGGATGCCGGCTGGGCTGGTACCTCGGTGCAGGCTCAGGCAACTGGCGGTGCTGTTACTGGTCCTGGCGCGAAGGGTGTTGACTCTGAGCGGCGCCTGCTGGCTCCTGGTGAGCACGTCCTGACTGATTCGGACGTGGATGCTATGGGCGGTCAGTCTGCGGTGTATGCGTTCCGGCAGCAGCTCCACAGCGGCGGCGGTGTGCGGCCTACCTATGCGGCGGCTGCACCCCCAGCGCCTGTCATGACGCAACTGTCCAACGGCGGTGACATGCAAATGACCGGAACCCTTGTGCTGGATTCGGGTGAGGTCATGGGCACGTTCCGGGGTATCGCCCGTCAGGCTGCTGCAGGTGCGGTGAACGCCGCTAATCAGGACGCGGCTCGTCGCCCGTCACGCTAACCAAGTAGGAGGCCCGTGTGGCACCGTCTATAGCTCTTGTGGGTAAGGCAACGTTTGATCCTTGTCCTCGGGTTGAGGTTACGATCGCTGGTTTGTCTGCTGGTGCGTCTGTGGTGAATGTGTGGCGTACTGCGGATGGTAAGCGGCAGGCGGTTCGTGGTGCGCGTAAGCGTTCGCTGAATGGTTCTGATTTTCTGGTTGATTACGAGGCGCCGTTTTTGCGGGTTGTTTCGTATGACTTGGAGATCCTTTCCGGCCCGGACGCGGGGACTAGCACACCAACACAAACAGTGGTGCTTAGCCCCGCGTCTGGGTGTATCCAGGATCCGCTGACACCGGGCACGGCGATCCCTTTGTATGGGGATGTCGGGCCTAATGGTGAGCCGGCGTTGAAGGGTCAGGCGTTGCAGTCGTTTGAGTATGCGGCGGATATGACGTTGTTGAGTGTGTTGGGTTCGCCGGATCCGGTGGCGTTGATTGGGCAGCGGTTGTCTGCTCAGAACGTGTCGATGGATTTGGTGACTGCGGCGGCTCAGCAGACGACGTTGCTGCGGAACCTGATCATGCAGGCCGGTGTTTTGTTGGTGCGTCCGTTGAAGTCGTGGGGCGGTCAACTACCCGGCTGCTGCTATGTGGGTGCGAAGACGGTCACTGAGTTGCCCGTCGATGTGTCATGGGGCGGTTCGGTAACGAACTGGGCTCTGAACACGACCCTGATCGCCGCCCCAACGATGAACGTTCTTGTGCCGATCTGGACGTACGGGGCGGTGCAAGCCTTGTTCACAACGTATGACCAGAATCTGACCGCGCTTGCTGGCAAAACTTATTTGGATGTTTTGAAATCGCCCTCTGGGGTGTAGGGGGAATTTTGGCTTCGACGGTTGGTATTTTCGCGGGGACTGTTTTTTCGTCTACTGCTCAGACGGTTTCGCAGGCTGTGAATAGCACGTTGACTCCGGATTGGGTTGGTGTGGTGTTGTCGGTGTCTGCGGTTTCTGGTTCGAACCCGAGTGTGGTGTTTCGGTTGCAGTGGTCGATGGATGGTGCGACGTGGGCTGATGCGGATCCTGGGGATTCGTTTACGCCGATTGTTGCGCCGACGAATGTTGCTAAGCGGTTCACTGTGAAGGCTCCTTATTGGCGGGCTGTGGTGGATGTGTCTGGTTCTGGTGCGACGTTTACGGGTACTGCTAACGCTTATATCTAGGGGGTTCCACCATGCGTCAGATGGATGCGAACACTCTGAATGCTTTGACCGGTAGCCGTGCCGGTGATGGGGTAACAGCCTGGGTTTGGTATGACGGCAGGCTTGCTTTGCCTGACCCGTTGCCGATCGATTCGTGGTCCGCGGATTGGGACACGACACGGCAAGTCCAGCAACTGAATCTGTCCGTCAGTGACACGGACGGAAAGCTCGCCCCCTGGCTACTCGAAGACCCTTTGGGCGTTGGCGGCGCGCTCTTGCAGGTCACGTACCAAGTCGGTGGCGCCGGCACCGTGAACCTCGGCTGGTACAGGATCGCCCAATCCCAACCAGTCGAACACTGGCACTCATACACGATTGACGACACCGGCCATGTGCACCCCACGTTGAGCGAGTCATTCGGGCATGTCTACCCCGGCGATGACACTATCCCCGGCCCCATCTACCCGCTCTAGGAGCACCCTTTGACTAATTATGTTGACGGCCCCGCGGGTGGCACACCCCTGAATGCGGCCAACCTGAATCGTGACTTCAACTCGCGGCCTGCTAAATGGGCGGCAGGTACACCGTATGTGGGCGGCACTGACATCTGCGTGAACCCGTCCGGCGATCTTGTTTCGTGCACGGTTTCCCACACCTCGGGCGGGTCCTACGACGCCACGAAATGGGCACTTTCTGCCACTTATGCCCTTGTCACTTCTGTGGCACCAACCACCCTTGACGGCGGCAATGCGACCTCCGTTTACACCGGAACATTCAACTTCGACGGCGGGAGCGCTACGTAATGGCAAACAGGATTCAGCACCGCAGAGACACCGCCGCCAACTGGGCCGCAGCGAACCCTGTCCTCGCCGCAGGTGAGATCGGCTATGAGACGGGCACCATGCAGGCCAAGACCGGTGACGGGTCCACGGCCTGGATGTCACTCCCTTATCGGGCCGTAGGAAACCCTGACGATGTTGGCTATGACGTGATATTGCTCGCTGGCCAGTCAAACATGGTCGGCCAGAATTCCGGGTATGACACGAGCAGGCTGGATTTCTCCGACCCGAATATCAGTGTCTATTCCGGGTCTGGCAGTTATGCCAACATCATCAGTCTTGCAGCGGAACCTCTAGCCCATCAGGACACCGCATCCGGTATTGGACCAGGGCTGCCCTTCGCTCGGCTATACGCTGGACGACTTCCACGCAATAGGCGCGTCCTTCTCGTCGCTGCCGGCTGGAAGGGGACGCCTTTCGAGGGGTTGGATAGCGCGGGAGGGAATCACGTCTGGAAAACCACGTCTACGGACAACGGGAACAACCTGTATCTCAACGCTATCCGTCAGGTGCAAAGCGCCCTCGCCGCGGGTGGGCCGAATAGCAGGCTGGCCGCTATTCTTTGGTTGCAGGGTGAGAGTGACGCCATCAACGGCACAAGCGCATCCACCTATCAGGCTGACCTTGATGCGCTGATTGATGGATTCCGTACGCAGTTCTCCAACGCGACGATCCCGTTTGTCATTGCTCAGATGCTGCCCGAAAAGATCGACGCCACAGCTGCCTTCGCCGCGATCCACGCAGTGCACGCAGCGACGCCCACGCGCAAAGCATATACAGCCTTCGCCTACGGCCCCTATGGGCTCAATAACGGAGATCTCCTGCACTACAACGCCCCCGGACAGAGGGTGAACGGGCGCAACATGTTCGAAGCCCTCAAGTACGCCCTCTTGAATACTTCCGCAGCCGGGGCAACCATCCCTGTGCCCTCAACCGTAACCGGGCTGGTTGTGACCGCGCCGGATTATCAGAGCATAAAGGCGTCTTGGACGTTAGTCCCCTCTGCCACGTCCTACCATGTCCAATACAAGGCCACTTCATCAGGCACATGGCTGGATACGACGGGCACGGCATACGACGGCAACACCATGACGATCACGGGGCTGTCTGGGAGCACCTCCTACGATGTGCGCATCAAAGCGCGGAACGCTGGTGGGGATGCGGCTGCTTCCACAACGGTGAGCGCCACAACTGCCGCCGCACCTGTGACATACGCAGCAGACACATTCAATAGGGCTGACAGTAGCTCCACTCTTGGGTCCACGACAACAGGATCCTACGCGTGGTCAGCGGTCGTTGGAACGTGGGGCATTTCGAGCAACGCCGCATACGATGTGACCGCAACAAGCGCCAACCACATCGCAACAATAGATGACACGCACGCAAACGGAACTGTCGCCGCCCAGCTATTCGGATCATCGCCAGTAAACTCTGGAATCCTTTTCCGCCTTACAGACGCAAGCAACTTCTGGGTTTGGTTGGCAAACGGAACGCTCTACAAGTGCGTCGCAGGATCATTTACGAGCGTCGGGAGCCTCCCGCTGCGCACCCCAGCGTCAGGAGACACCTATTCGGCAATCCTCAACGGCAGTTCGATCACATTGAAGGTCAACGGCGCAGTTTACGGAAGCGCAACGGATTCATTCAACCAGAGCGCCACGCAACACGGTCTCCTAAACAAGGGCACCGGGAACACGTTCGACAACTTCAGCCACACAGACGCCACCTCCTAGTTACCACGTCTGGTTGAAAGCATCTGCCTCGTCCCGGCATTGCGCCGAGCAGTACCGGGACGAGGCGTCATCTCGAAGGATGCAGCCACAGGAGCCGCATTGCCCACTGCTCAGCTTGTAGAAACTGCGCATCCTACGAATGATCGTCCCAATAGTCATGCGTCGAGTATAAGGGGCTACATAAGACCGGACTAGCGCCCCACCCTTCAAGCCCCGTAACAGGGGCTTTTTTCATGCCCTTAGGAGGCCGTTTTGCAGGCTGGTTTTTTGGGTACGAATGTGCTCGTTAGTGGTGGGGCTCAGGTTCAGTTGACGGCGTATGACGTTGGCGTGTTGGCGGCGAACTCTAAGTTGTTGGCGCCTGAGTCTCCGCAGGGTGGGTCACCGACGATCGTTTCGGAGATTACAAGGTTGATGGATGGTATCGCCCCGGTGGTGGTGCTCGCTGGTGTGATTGACCGGCCAGTGAACACGAGCCTTGTTTACCAGCAGGACCGGTTGAACGCTGTCCAAGACCTGTGTAAGCGCATCAACGCGGACTACAGGTTCAACGGGAACAAGCAGTTAGAGATCTACCCGCTGACCCCTCAAACCCCTGTGTGGACGATCCAGGGCGGACCTGAAGGCGTCCTCGTCAGTGTTGACAGGTCGATGGATTTGAACGGGCTCTACAACCAGTTCATCGCGGACGGCACCGCAACCGTGAACGGGCAACAAGTACCGATCCGTGGTGTCGCTCAGATCAGTGCAGGGCCGTTGCGTTGGGGTGGGCCGCACGGGAAATACCCAGAGTTCTACCAATCCAACCTGCTCACCACACAGGCGGATTGTGATGCGTACGCGCAGACCATGATGAACACCCAGCTCGCCGGGTTGTCCGTGGACTTGAAGATCACGTGCCTGCCACACCCCGGCCTGCAACAAGGCGACTGGGTAACAGTGATCGCACCCACCGTGAACAACAACCACGTCAGCCTCATTGGCCGTGTGAAGCAGATGGGTTTGAAGTCCAACGGAACCGCTGTGGACCGCATGACACTCACCGTCGAATGCACCTACGCCGACGTGCAAACAGCCATAGGAGGCGTGGATCGTGGCTAACCTCCGCAACCTTGAAACCCCGCCGAACAACATCCGCACCTTTCAGGGAACGATCGTCCAGTCAGCACCGGGCGCAACAACGTTGGCTGTGAATGTGTTGGGGAATGTGTTGCCGGCGCGTTGGGCGGATCCGCTCGTGGTCGCTGTCGGTGACACGGTTCTTGTTGAGGTTAGCGGTGACAGGCAGGGTGAGGCGTTCGTCAAGTCCCGCCTCACCAACGGACCACGCCCCTCACAAGGCACCGTCACGACCGTCCCGCCAAGCTCCCCCACGATCACGGTAACCGGTACTGACGGTATCGCATACACCGCAACGTTCGCCTACGCGAGTCCCGCCGTGAACGATGTCGTGATCCTCTCATGGAACGCCGCGATACCCACCGCGTTGGCGATAGTCACGACCACGACACCACTACCGGGCACAGCACCCCCACCTATCGCCGCCCCGCCCGGACAAAACCAGACCGACACCAGCGCCTACCAAGCCACGGACAGTGACACCTACTGGCCCGCAGGCGGCTGGGGATCATGGGCCGGTGGAGGCGGAAACGTCTACCAAGGCGGCGCATCCTACGGCGGACCCGTGTACGGGGCATGGTTCTACTCCGGATCACCCACGGAACTCGCAGGCCGCACCATCGCCGGCCTACGCCTCCGGATCGGCTCACGACGGCCAGTGGGCGCGAACAACTCCCCAGTCACCCTCCACGTCTACACGCACACGTCACCGAACAAACCGGGCGGCAACGTCTCGCTCGTGGACGGCCCGTTCGACTTTGTGATCCAACCCGGCGCGGGACCGCAAACCCTGGCTCTCCCCACCGGCTGCGCACCAACCCTGCTCGGCGGGGGCGGCATCGCGATTGTGGGCGAGAACTACGCCGGGGTCAACGGACGCCTCATACAGCCCGACTCGGGCACCCTCTACTTCGACTGGCAAAGATAGGACCGCCCATGTCAACCACTCTCGATAACGGGACCGTTGTTCCGGTCAACTCCGACGCGTACGCGCCGACAGCGGACATGGCGACCATGGGCAACAGCCTTGGGGTGATCACGAACGCGGCCAACGCGACGGCCATGAACGCGCTCGCCACGTTCACGGGCCGCACCGTCCGCCGCCTTGACCTGAACGGTGAACTGTACTGGTACAACGGCAGTGCGTGGCAGCCGCAGAACCCGCATAGTGAGTGGACGTTCAGCAACTCGGGCATCCCCTCGGTCACCACGTGGGGTTGTGGGACGCTCACCAACGACGCAACCCCCACAACGGACACCGGGTTCGTTACGACCCCCAGCGCGGACCACCTGACACTCAGGGACGCAGGCACCTACAGCATTGACGTATCCGGCAGTTTCGGAGTGGCGACCACGGGTAGGGCGTTCTATCAGATCGCTTTCACCAACGGCGGATCACCCACCTCGAAGCGCTCGTCCGTGTCCACGGGCGAAGACGGCGGATCCATCTGCATCCCCAACCTCAAAGTCACAGCCGGGGCCGTCCTCACACTCTCCTGCTTCCTGACGCTCGCCTCCGGAACCACAACCTGGACAGGCCGCGTACGCGTCCGGAAAGTGGGCTAATCGTGGAAGATCAAGTACCAGCCCTCTCCGACCGTGAACTCTTAGTCCGCATCGACACGAAGCTTGACGGCGTGATCGAGGACAAGAAAGACCACGAAGCACGCATCCGATCCCTCGAGGACCGGGCAGCACATTTCGTAACCGGCAAACAACTGTGGATCGGCTTCACCAGCGCAGTCGCCGTGGCAAGCGTGGCATTCCCTGCTATTCAGTGGGTCATCAACAAGTGACCACGCAGCTCATCACCCCGAACCCGGATATCCCAGCCGAAGAGGGAATGTGCCTCCAGTACGTGCGTCAAGCCTTCGGACTGCCCATGCGGTACGGCAGTGCTACCGAGGCGTGGAACAACTCCCCATCACAGCACCCTGACCGGAACTACCCGCAAGGTGTCTGGTTCCCTGTCTGGTGGGCGCTGGACAAGAACGTCAACGGACACGTGGCACTCGTTGCCCCGGACGGCTCGGTCTACTCCACCAGCAACCTCGCACCAAACCCCGTGAAGCATCACCCGTCAATTGCCGACGTGGAAGCCTACTACGCCTACTACGGCATGACGCTGACCTACCGAGGCTGGACCGAGGACGTAGCCGGATACCCGGTGATCAGCCTCGACACGGGATCAATCGGCTTCGACAGCATCACCACCACACCAGTCCAGGAGGACACTGTGACACCGGAACAAATGGACGAACTGAAGAAGTTCACACAGGCCTGCGTGAACGACTCCATCAACAAGATGTGGGAAACCGAGGGTGTCACCCAGACCCTTGTTCAGCAGGTAGCGGCCCGCCTTGACCGTGGCATCCAGATCAGCCGCAACCAAGCTGAGGACATTGTTGCTTCGACCACGGCACGGGTCAACGACTTCACCGGCAAGCAGACCGCAGCACCCGCACCCGCCGTCGTGGACGTAGCGACTCTCGCTGCGCAGCTCGCACCGCTACTCAACGCCTCGCAGGCCGATGCTTTCATGGCCGCGTTCAAAGCCCAGATCAACAAGTAAGGACCACCATGACAAGCCCCGCATTCTGGAAAGCCGCTGGCGAACGAGCCGTCAAGACCTTCGCCCAAGCCGTCCTCGCCCTACTCGGCACCGGCTCCGTAGGCATCACGTCACTTGACTGGCGAATGATCCTGTCCGTCGCAGCAACCGCAGCCCTCGCGTCCGTACTGACCTCCCTCGCGTCCCTGTCCACCGTGACAGAACCAAAGCCCGCGGAAGTGACCACGGACGGCGCGCACGTCATCACCAGCCTGCCCGACACTGCCCCCGCGAGCCTGTTCCCGAAAGCCGCAGTAGACGCCGCAATCGCAGCACTCCCCGAACAAGAGTACGTACCACTCGACAAACCAGCAGACCCCACAGCCTGACACTCGCCGCCCACCCCTCACCGGGTGGGCGGCATTCGTCATTTAATGCCTACTCGAAACTACCGATGATTACAGAGCAAAACAGAGTAGAATGGTAGTACATAAAAACCCCGCGACGGGTGCAACCGTCCGGGGATATGGCAACCACTTATCAGGAGTGATCACATGGCCTATGCTACACCAGCAGCCCGACGCGAGTACCAGCGCCTATGGTGCGCGAAGAACCGGGCCGACTACATGACGGGCAAGTCCTGCGCTGTCTGCGGATCCACAAGCAGCCTGGAAGTCGATCACATCGACCCGGAGCAAAAGGTATCTCACCGCATCTGGTCATGGTCCGCCGAGCGCAGGGCCTCCGAACTGGCGAAATGCCAGATCCTATGCGCTGACCACCACAAGGAAAAGACCCGTGAACAGCGACCGCTCCCCGAGCATGGCACGATCTCCCGCTACGGCAGCATCCACAAGTGCCGGTGCGAGCTATGCCGCACGGCAAACGCCGAACGATCGGCACTCAATAAGGCTAAGAAGATTGAACGCGAGCTTACCGAGTTCCGCACAAACTACAAGCGGGCCGCTTAGCCTTCGAGCATTTTCCCCATGATGTCAGCGCCGCGGGCCATGCCTTCGTGCATCAGGTGAGCGTATACGCGCTCCGTGGTGGCAGTGGAGGCGTGGCCTAGGCGTCGGGCCACCTCATACAAGGTCAGCCCTCCTTGAAGGCCCCACGATGCGCTGGTGTGCCGCAGATCGTGGATGCGTGGCGTCTTGGAGAACATTGGATCCTCAACACGTGCCGCGGCAACAGCGGATGTCCAGGCATCCCAGAAATACTTCTGCGCGACCCTGCCACCCGTGGACGTGCGGAACAGCAGGGTATCCCCCGTCACGCCCTGCATGGCCGGTTTTAGTGCCTCAATCACCACGGGCGGGAGTGACACTGTCCGCTTGGATGATTGGGTCTTAGGCGCCCCCACATAGTAGGCGTTCAGCCCGTCGCGCTTCCATGACTTGGAGATCCGGACGGTCGCCGGCACGTTCCGCCAATTCACGTCCGCGACCGTGACTGCGGTCGCTTCCCCGAACCTCGCCCCGGACATGACAAGGAACAGGCCGAGCGGCTGATACAGCGGGTTCAAGTGGCGGTAGATGAGTTGCCATTCATCCCATGTGAGGAACTGCTCTTTGTCCTCGGCATGTTCCGTGGTGGGCAACGTGACACCCCGGCAAGGATTATCAGGACGGTAACCCAACCTCATCGCGGTTTCCATGCTCGCACTGATCAGGCCGTGAACGTTGCGGATCGTCTTGGGCGACAAGCCTTTGTCCTGCATGGAGCGCACCCAGCTTGTCAGGTGCCTCAACCCGAGGTCACGGACGGAAACCCCGCCGATGTAGGGGCCGATGTGGTCCGTCAGCATGTGCCGGTAGTTCCGAATTGTCTGGCTTGTGGGCTTCACGAGCAGGTCAACGTGTTCGAAGACGACCTGCTCCACCGTGCGCGCGCCTTGCAGATGGGCGTACACCACGGCCTCAGCTATCTCGGCGTTGTGGTCATTGACTTCCAGGCTGCGCCGGTACAGTTCCGCTTCGGCCATCGTGTCAAAGGAGATGCCACGCTGCGTCCCATCCGGGTCGCGCCAGTTCACCGTGTGGTATTCGGAGCCATTCGCTCTCTTGCGGGTTCGGATGAATGCCATGCCCGTCCTTCCCGGAAGTGCGTGTCATTCCAAAGCTTACGGTACTCTCGTCAGCAAATCCATAATCACGTCAGCAAACAGGGTCAAAAACCCCTATAAATCAGTGCCCGAGGTGGGACTCGAACCCACCACCACTACCCTAGATTTAGCGGTTCTCCCTTAGAACACTTGTGCTCTTTTCGACTACACTCCACAAGATTAGACAGCGACACACGTTTTCCGCTGACGCCGTCAGCACACAAAAAAGCGCCCCAGCCATGTTCGGCTGGGGCGCTTTCGTCACGCGCAAATAGCCAAAGCATAGGAGCCGCCAAGGACCGGCTGCGGCGCGTACCTCGCAGCCACCGAAGGACACTTCAGACACGACAAACACCCCGCAGTCAACGCCTGGTTATCAGTCAACGTCACCGCACGATCCATCAAAACCTGCCGGGTCACACCCAGCTCCGCGGCGATCGACTTCAAATCCTTCCCGTCCTTGCAGATCCCGGCAATCACATCCAGGGGCAGGAGCCGCCTGGCTGTCTCGTAGCGGACCTGCATTTCCACATCCTCGCGTTGAAGCGTTGAATGCCCCCACTCGATGTGTACCTTCGCGTGGGCGATCGCGCACCTTTCCTGAACGGCGTTGAGCCGGTCATCGATCCAGATATTCACGCCATCCGTGCGTTCCGCAACACCATCAGGCATCCGAACCCTATAAACAAACGCCATTCAGAAAGCCCCCTAAATCCCCCATGACCGGTGCCGACCCCAGCCGACGCTTTCTAGGGTAAGGGGGTGGTAGGACATCCCGAGATACCCACGTCAATACTTGGGTAATCCTAGGGTGATACTGGGCCTTCGTCCTCTTCCTCTTCCAGGTGTTCTGGTATATGTCCCATCGCTGCCAAACCGTACAGGTCGGTGTACGCGGACGTGGCGCCCAACCCGGCCTGTAGTTGGGTGAGTCTGACGATGACCTCGGCCAGGAGGTCTTGGGTGGGCACAGTCGAGAGTGGCCGGCCCAATGCGGTGTCGGCTGGCTCAATGTCCAGGTCATCCATGGTGACGGTTGAGGCGCGCAGGTTCGGCTGCTCCATGATCTCGTCAATGGAACCTATCCGCCAACCCAACGCCCGCTCAAGCTTCCGCAACGTCGTGCCCGTGGGCAGGTGCCTGCCGAACTCGAAGTCTCTGATTGTGGCATCGGACCCGATTTCTGCTGCTGCTGCGAACGGTACCCGGCCCATGCCTTTTTCCTCGCGGCGTTGCTTCGCCAACGCCCCGAGACGCCGGATGAGGGCCTCGCGGCCCCACCCCGGCCCGCTATCTACTGTGTCCTGCTCTTGGTTGCTCATGTCGTTAGATTCCTCCCTGTGTGCGGTTCTCTGCAATAAGTACTTTTCGGTGGACGAATACCTGAGTACTACTTGGAACCACCCTTTCGAGTACTCGGAATGGCTTGGTTGTACTTGGTTCGTCGTGGTGCCCAGAGTGCCAAAGATTTCTAAGTAACCGCAAAGTAGTGCATCCAGTAACCTACCGCCTCCTGTCCTGACCTGCGGAAATACCCTATTCCACTGTTTGTTACTGCGTCATGGGTTGACGCGTTACTTTCTACCACTTACTGTTACTGCATGAGCACAGCAACAATGGGTAGCCGGGTAACCCACCCCCAGTACGACCCGGAAGACATCCGAGTAGGCGAAACCCTCCAAGCCCTCATGTACCGCAATGAGGAAACCCCTGAAGGTTTCATTATCCGGCGGCGCATCAAGCATGACGAGCTTGCGCAGGCCATCCGCCTCCCTGGCAAGCCGAACGGTGTCCACCGCTCCTACGTATCCCAGATCTGCACCGGAGCGAAGCACCTCAACAACGACCTGCTGTACGCAATCGCCCGGTACCTGGGAGTCAACCCGGTAGCGATCAAACGCCCGGACCCTGAGCACAGCGAGAGTAACGCGGCGTGACGGTCGTGCTAACCGTCCCAGAACTCGCCGGCTTACTCAGGGTGAGCACGGCAACGGTGTATCGGAACCTCCCGAAGTGGCCGCATATGCGTATCGGCACGGAGATCCGTTTCACCCCTGAGCACGTCGAGCAACTCTTCGCATTACTCACCAAAACCCCCACCCCCGAAACAAAGCGCCGCCCGAACATCGGCACCCGCGCCAAAAGGAGCAACCCATGAGCACCCAAATCATTTACAAGGACGCTGTTGTGTCTGAGGACGAGTTGGCGAACGCGTACTGCCGGCTTGAGTACAACACCAGGAACAAGCACGCCATGGGCTGGACGCCTTCCCGTTTCGACGCGGAGTACATCGCTTATGTGCAGCGTGGCCGGATGATCCCGGATGGCGTGGGTGCCCACCGTGCCGAGGGTAACCACCGCAACGGGAAGTACGCGCACTTCTCTTACGGCGTCGTGGAAATGGGCTGGGTCTGATGACCACGGCCACCGAAACCAGCCTTGAACTACTCATCGGGGAAATGCCCGCGATCCCATGCGAAGGCGAGCTGCATGGAGTTGAAACGGATGTCCACGATGGCCCAGCGGTCAGCTACACACGCCTCAACTGCCCGTCCTGTGGACTGCGGCCTATCAAGGCGCATTGTGCCCTGTTTATCGCATGGACCCGCGTTGACGGTAACGGCGTGGTTTGCCCGGACTGCTGGAACGTTTCCCACGCTCCAGAGACCGTCCAAATCCTTGGGCCGGTGCGGTCGTGAGCGCTTGGGACAGGTACGTCGAGACAGGCACGGACGGGCTGACCTTCGAAGAACTCGAAGCCCTCCAAGACGCATTCCAAACCGCCGTTGAGCACGCGGCCCACCAATACAAGAAAGGCGAATGACCATGAGCAAGCACGAATGTACCTGCCACCTAGTCGATGAGAAGTACTGGACCACGCATTACGGCGCAGTCGAGCCGGGTTCCATGTGGGAGCCAAATCCTGACTGCCGCGTTCACTTCCCGGAGCGGCTTCGGGACCGGCCCGCGACACTGCGGCCCCGCGTCGTTATCCGTGGCGGGAAGTTCTGGACGGAGTACTTCGGTCCGCACGTCCAAGATGAATGCGGCCAGGGCTTCCCAACGCTTGAGGGTGCCATCAAGTACGCGAACCAGAAGGCCAAGGACCACGAGCGCTGGATGAAGAGGGCAGCGTGATCGCCCTTGTCCTGGCCCTCGCCGTCATCAGCGGGTGCCTTATTCCGTGGGCCATAGAAGCGGATGGGGACGACTACCACCTGACACACCTGACCGACTGCCCCGAATGCAACCACGAAATGAGCCACCAATGAGCACCGAACTTATTCCTTCGAATGACTTGTTTTCGCCGGCCCCCGTGTTTGACCGGAACGTGACCCTGTTGGACCACGTGACCGTTCCCTGCACGGACAGGGCCGCAGCTACCCGCTACCTCGCTAAGAACGCCCCGGACTTGATGGGCATGATCCTGGGCGTTGCGGCATGAACGCCCGCGACGAGCTTTTCGGTCTTTGGCTGAAGCATGGCGTGACATACGAGTCTGACAGCTCCGAGGGTAGAGAACTCGTAGAGGCAATCCTCGCCGCTGGCTACGTCAAGCACCGAACGATTACCACCATCGAGGAACTCGACGCACTGGCTGTCGGCTCGATGATCCTAGACAGCGACCCTGACGCCTCCCGGAAGCGCTATGACGGCCTTTGGGTATGCCTCAGCGATCCCGAATGGGGCCATGAGTCGAAGATCATTTCCGGCTCACTGCCGGCCGTAGTCCTGTACGAACCGGGGGCCCAGCCGTGAACGATCACGATGCGATGACCGCCATCAACAAGGTACTGGACGAGGTGTTCGCCGCGACCATCAGCAATTACGACGCGCTCCGTCAGATCGCCCAAATCAGCGGTGAGAACGCCATCGACCACGAGGCCGCGAAGTGACCGGCGATGAGTGGGCTGCTGGCGAGTACCGGGAAATGCTCGGGGCCAGCATCCAACGAGTCCGCCAAGAACACGACCCGCAGTGTCCATGCGGCAGGGACGAAGCACTCACCGAACCCATCAACCAAGGAGAAATGGAATGAGCACCATTAGCCTGCAAGTCTTCCCTGACCTCGAACAGGGTACCGACGAATGGTTGGCCGCGCGTTGCGGGATCGTCACAGCATCAGTCGTCGGGCAACTCATCACAGCCAAGACCCTCAAGCCCGCGGCGAATGACACTAGCCGCGGACTAATCGCAACCCTCGCCGCCGAACGCATCACAGGCCACGTCGAACCCATGCAAGTCTCGCGGGACATGGAACGCGGCACCCTGGACGAACCCTACGCCCGGGAAATCTACGCCGAACACTATTCTCCTGTCACCGAGATCGGGTTCATGGTCCGTGACGACTGGGGCTTCAAGATCGGCTACTCGCCAGACGGCTTGGTAGGCGACCATGGGCTGATTGAGATCAAGTCCCGGAAGCAGAAGATCCAACTCAACACGATCCTGGCCGATGAAGTGCCGCTAGAGAACATGGCGCAGATCCAGTGCGGCCTGCTCGTCTCCGGGCGTGAATGGCTGGATTACGTGTCCTATTGCGGTGGGATGCCGCTCTACACGAAACGCGTCCTACCTGACGTGCGCTGGCACGAAGCCATCATCGAATCCGTTACCGCCGCTGAGGCCGCCGCAGCATTCCAGATCGGGGCCTACCTTCACGCAGCATCCGGCCTACCCGCAACCATCCGCATCGACCACTACGCAGATATCGAGTTCTGACATGGACATGACCGACAGCATCGCCCCCAAGAGTGACCAGCTTGACGCTGTTGACCTCCTGTCCGGGCCGCGCACCTTCACTATCGAACGGGTCAGCAAGAACAACGCCGAGCAGCCGTTCAACTTCCACCTAGCCGAGTTCCCCCGCGTATGGCGACCGGGGAAGTCCATGCGACGGGTCATCGTCGCCGCATGGGGTCCGGACGCTGACAAGTACGCCGGCCACCGCGTGACCCTGTTCTGCGACCCGTCAGTGCAGTTCGGCGGCGAAATGGTGGGCGGCACAAGGATCAGCCACATGACCGGGATCGACAAGCCCCTCAAAGTGCCGCTGCTCATCAAGCGTGGCAAGTCCGCCATGTTCATCGTGCAACCCCTGCCCAATGCTGCACCGGTCCCGAAGCGTGACTTCATGCTTGAGGCCGAACAAGCAAACGGCGACGTGGACCTGTTACGCGCCTTGTGGAAAGCAGCATCAGCCGCGAAGGAACCCCAAGAACACCTGGACACCATCGCCGCCATGGCCATGCCCCATGAGCCCGCAGTCTCGTAGCTGCCACAAGGAAGCGTTCGATACGTGGTCCGCCGCTCTCCGGGTGGTCAAGCGTATGCAGCGTGTCGAACGCATCCAAGGCCGCACCATCCACAACCAAGAACCCTACAAATGCCCGGAATGCAACGGGATCCATTTGACCTCACACAGCTACAACATCAAAAAGAAACGAGCAGCATAACCATGGCTATCCCCACCATCTCCGATATCGCGGGAATCACTGCACCGCCAGAACTTAGATTCACTCCGGGCGGAAAGGCTGTCCTGTCCATCCGGCTCGCGTTCAACGACTCCAAGTACGACGAGCAGCAGTCAAAGTGGGTGACCACGAAGACGTTCTATATTGACGCCCAAGCGTGGGAGCAGACCGCCGAGCGCCTCGCAGAACAGTTGAGCCAGGGCGATCAGGTTTACGTCACCGGAAGGATCGAAACGCAGTCATGGGAGGACAAAGGCGGCGGCAAACGCTCCAAGCCGCTCCTGAACGTCCAATCCGTGCGGAAACTCGCCAAATCAGAACCGGCAGCATCCAGCCGAAACACCCCGGATCAGGGGTTTGGGGGCGGCGGGAACGCGGTATCCGGCAATAACGTGCCGGAAGACCCGTGGGCCACCCAGCCAGCCAACGCGGGCGGATGGGACAATGCAGCCGACTCCGAACCGCCGTTCTGATGGGCGACTTGAACGAAGAGTTCACCGCGATCATCGTCAACGATGGCGGTACGCGACCCGTAATGGCCAAGCCTAAGCCGTTCACGGCGACTAACAAATTCATTCGACACGTCCAAGACAACCTCGGCATCCCGGAAATCAACGCTGTAGAAGCCGCCGACTGGGTGCTCAACCTCATGGAACGCTATGGCGCGAACACCGCTCAGCCCATCTTTGACATGGACGGCAACGGCCCCCGCTGCTCCTGGTGTTTCATGATCTGGCCACTCTGCGGACACCACCACATGAGCAGCAGCCTCGGTGATTACGAGGACGAAACAGAATAACCGCCCCGGTGCGCCCTGCCCACGACGGTGGGGCGCACCCCAACCCCAAGGACGCCATGAGCATCAACGCGCCAATCACCGGCACCCGCATCCGCCCACCACGCACCCAAGGCGGCTACCGCACCTGCCACCGTTGCGGCATCGACTTCCCCCTCAACTCCCGCTCAGTCTGGACCCGCCAAACCCACTGCAAAGACTGCCGCCACTACCAACGACAAGGCGAATCATGACCTACCAGCGCAACCCACTCGCCGGCCAACTACTCAAAGCACACCAAAACAACGCCCAACTACTCGAAGCCAACCAGCACCTCCAAGAACTCCTAGCCGACGCACGCCACACCATCCGCCAACTCCGGGCAGACAAAACACGCCTCCAAGCCCGCAACGCCGACCTCAAACGGTACCGGCCACACGCACCACACGAACTCGCGGAACCCCTAGACGAAGCCGAAGCCCGGTTACGAGCCGCCGCCAACGAAGTCGCCCAATGGCACCGCCAACGGAGAGCCGCATGAAAACAATCATCAGCCTCTGCGACCTCACCGGCAACATGGTCCAGCCCTGGGTAGAAGCCGGTTACAACGCCCTGCTCGTGGATCCCCAGCACGGAACAACACGCATCGAGGGACCGGTAACCAAGTACGCCGGCACGGTTGAGGACGTAATGGACTACGCCGGCCACCTGATCCGCTGTGGGGACGTGGCTGGGGTCTTCGGCTTCCCACCCTGCACAGACATGGCAGTCAGCGGCGCTCGCTGGTTCCGCGCCAAGTACGAGGCGGACAAGCTGTTCCAAGCCAAGGCGGTCATGGTAGCCGAGCAGTGCCGCACTATCGGCAGGCTTAGTGGCGCGCCCTACATGGTGGAGAACCCTGTCTCAGTCCTCGCCTCAGCCTTCGGGAAACCGAACCACACATTCCACCCCGCCGACTACACCGCATACGAGCCCGCGGACAATTACACCAAGAAGACATGCCTCTGGACCGGGGGGGGCTTCATCATGCCGCAGCAATCTAAAGACGGATCACTCGGAGCCCCAGACAACCGGATCCACTTCGCAAGCCCCGGCCCGGAACGAGCCAACTTTCGCAGTGCCACACCCATGGGGTTCGCCCGCGCCGTATTCGAAGCCAACCACCACGCACTCAGGGCCGCGGCGTGACCACCCAACACCACAAGGAGAACTAGACCGTGCCTTGGTTCAAAATCGATGACGGATTCACAAACTCGAAGCCAGTTCTCCAACTCCAAAGGCGTGTGAGAACTTCCGCGATCGGTTTGTGGACATTGGCCGGCGCATGGTCCGCAAAGGAACTGACTGACGGTTTCGTCCCCGAGTACGTCATCGAAGAGCTCGCTTCCACCCCCGCGATAGCCGGTCATCTGGTGAAGTGCGGGCTGTGGGAAACAGCCCCGGATGGTTGGAAATTCAAGGGTTGGGAGAAGTATCAGCCCACCCGTGAGCAGATCATGGAGGCCCGCGACAGGGAGGCCGAGCGGAAACGAAAGTACAGGGAGTCCCAGCGGCGTCCCAGTGGGACAACCCCGGGACGGACGGAGGGACACCAGGAGGAGTCCGGACACCCCGACCCGACCCGACCCGACCCGACCCGACCCGACCCGACCCGACCCGTAGTTAAAGAAGAAGCTAACGCTTCTTCCTCCGCCGCTAAGCGCGGCTCACGAATCCCGGAAAACTTCGAAGTCACTCAATCCATGAAGGCGTGGGCCGTGACGAAGGCCCCGTACGCCGACCTTGCTACGGAGACTGAGAAGTTCATCAACTACTGGACCGCCCGGAGCGGAAAGGACGCCACGAAACTCGACTGGGCTGCGACGTGGCGCAACTGGATCCTCAACGCTAAGAGCTCACAACCCGCACGCATGGACCACAGCGCCCGCGGACTAGCCAAGGGCATGGCAATGCTCGCCGCGTACGACGAACAACAAACACACCTCGAACTGGAAGACTAACCGTGGACCACAAGCAAACGATCGCCATGCTCACCTGGATCAACCAGGTAGACCCACGCGTGATGCTCAACGAAGCCAACGCCGAAACATGGGCATACGCCATGGCACCCGTCGAACAGCACGAAGCCAAGCAAGCGGTCCTTGAGCACTACAAAGCCAACGAGAACATCGCGGCATCACCGGCTGCGATCCGCAAACGGGCACTCAACATCCGGTCGTCAAGGGCTGCTGGTCAGTCCGCGATCGCCGCGAAACCTTCCGCGCCGAAGCATCCGATGTCGTGGCGCGCCCGGAACCCTGAAGAGTGGGATCTGCTTTTCGAGCAGGGGCGGGCTGAGGGCAATGCGGCTAGGCGGGCTGTCACGGACTATAGGAGCGCCGCGTGACAGCCGAACAGGTACTCAATGGCACTGGGAGCCACGCGGTACTTTTGGGTGGCGCAGAAGGGCGCACAGGCGCTGGGGCGTCCTCGGAACATCACGCGCATGTGTTGGTTGTGTGGGTTGAGGCTCCGTGTGCGTGGATCAACGCGAATCACCGGTTGCACAGGATGGCGTCCGCGAAGCTCACCAAGGCGTGGCGGTTGGCTGCTGCTGAGGCTGTCCCTGCTGGTATCGCCCGGTTCGACACGCCGGTCAGGATCGTGGCGCACATTTGGAAACCAAGGCGCGGCAGGTTCGACCCGAACAACCTGAACCCCACAACGAAAGCGTGCACCGATGGGTTCGTGGACGCGGGAGTGCTCGTGGACGACTCCTGGGACTGGGTTGAAGGCCCGGACCACCGTTACGGGGGCAAGGGGCCGGCTGGTGTGGTGTTCAAGTTCTACCCCTAAAAATTTTGCCCACCAATCTACTTGTTTCTACTGCGTTCTACTCAATAACGCGGTAGACTAGACCGTATCGGCCCGTTCATGAGCAGACGGACCCGAAACCGAAAGAAGCCGGCAATGCGAAAGCACCAGACCCCGCTACAAAACCTCCTCAACGCTATCCGCCTCGCTGAAGGCATCCCGCGGGACCAGTACAACTACCTGGGCCTTGACGAAATGCTCGTCAACCTCCGTAGCGCTGCCAAAGACCTTGAAGGTGCGGCATGATCCGCGTCGGTGATGTTGTCCGCGCTGATGGCCGGACGGGGACGGTCACGTACATCCATCACGCCATCGGTGACGTCCCGTTTGCTGTGACGGTGTGTGTCGGGCCTAGCGCGTTCGACCTGATCCACCCCAAGCCTGAAAGCGTGGTGGCGGCGTGATCGTCCAGCAAATGTTCCCGCCAAGTGGCCTCGACCCGGACGATGACTTCTACGGCGATGCGCGGCTGTTCTCCATCTGGGTTGTCTGGAAAGGCGCGGGACGGTACGCCGTGCAGAAGTTCGTTGGCGGCAATGGTCCGCAACTTTCCCGTGCGGGCAACTGGTCCGATTGGGATCCTGAGCCGTTCCGTCGCCACCAGTACCGGTTCACCTACGACGAAGCCTGCGAGTGGGCCGAGAAGCTACGCAACACAGCCGTGATCAACGGCAGGACCTACGAACAGGTGAAGCAATGGCGAGAAGCGAAGGAGCCCACCCCATGACCGCCCCCACCTCCCCTCGCCCCATGGATCCGCGCCTACTCGACCTCCCACCCGGCACGGCCCGGAAACTCAACCAACTCCCCACCACCTGGCTCGACCAACTACTCACCAAGGACGCGAAATGAGCGCCTCGCAAGGAAACCCGCACATGAGCAAGGCAAGCGCCGCCACGGTGCAGCTCGTCAATAGCGAAATCGCCCACGAGAGCTACCTCTCGGAAGAGGGTGTGACGGATGGAACCATGCAGTTCAGTGCGCTCAATCGGATTGCCGAGGCCACGCTGGCTCTCGCGTTCGAGCAGCGCACCGCCAACCTGATCGCCGCGTTTGGGCAGTTGAACTACGACAGCGAAGAAGAGTCGTTCCTTGGTGAGCGCCTTGACGGGTACGAAATCGCCAAGCAGATTCAGGAAAGGCTGGGACTATGAGCGATCTGTCTTCCCTCCTGGCACCAATCCGCGAACGGGAGACTGCGGCGGCGACAAAGCAGGTAAGCGAAGCCGCATTTGGCGATGTACTGCGCATTATCTGGACCACGTACTACTTCGGGGCCGACTTGAAGTGGCACAACGCCCGCACCGGACACATGGAAGATGCCGAAACCTTGATGCAGGAAATCGAAGCATCCAGCGGCGATTGGGCATGGTTGGAATCGAGCAATGACCGAACCCGCCTGCTGAGCGCGCTCGACGCTGTGGACAAGCTGGCGGAGCAGTGGCAGGAGAACTTTCCATACAAGGCCGAAACAATCCGTGCCGCCGTGACCGCTGCACTCGGGGAACAAGCATGAGCCACCCAGCGTGCCAGTCCGAAGAGGGGCACATCTGCCGTAAGCCATCCGGGCGGCTTTGTATCGAGAAGGGATGTCCGGACGACGCAGGAACGTTCTGGGGGCCGTACTGGTGCCCGAAGCACGATCAAGAACGCCTAGACCGGGTAACGCAACAGATGGAGGAATTACTGTGAGCCGTTTGGAAGCAGCCGTGAAGGCGTGGGATCACTTCTGGGGCGACCGCTACGGCGACGAAGCGTTGGAAGAAATGGGCGATGAAGTCAAGGTAGCCCTCACCGCTGCTGATGCTCATGACCGGGCGAACGGAATCCACCGGATCGCGATTGACGACGCCACCGTGGAACGAGCAGCACGGGCGCTGCTCGCGGAGATGTACGAAGACCCGACGCTAAAAGTTGACGACGAAGATCGCGGGATCATCCGCTCCGTCCTCGCTGCGGCAGTGAAGGAAGAACAAGCATGAGTGACCGCATGACAGACATCGCCCCTCGTATCAGAGTCCCCGAATTCCAAGGAGTTGGCTTCCAACGTCACGGTCGCAGGACGCGGGCCGAGATGCTCGCCGCTTTCCGCAGGCACCATGAACGGCAGATCGAAATAGCGAACTACGCACTATCCCTGACTGACGCCGAACTGATCGTGGAGACGTTCACTGGAACGTGGGCGCGGAACAACCCAAAGGAAGTGACTGAGTGAGCGCGTCAATGGCCGAGGTGCTGGCAGAGCACATGCCCACAACATCGTCTATGTCCTCAAACCGAGGCGAAGGCGGTGGATCGCACGGACGCTCTTGCTCATGTGGCGTGACCGTGACTGTCGAGTATGCCGAGCTTGGGGATGCAACAAGCACGGAGCCGTTCCTGAATGCCAAGCTCGCCGCCCATCAGGCCGAGGTGCTCGCCGCAAACGGGTACGGGAAACTCGAAGACGCGGAAAGCTGCTGCTGCGGGACGTGCGGACTATGAAGGAGGCCAGAATGACCAGATCAGCAGTAATCCTGTTCGTAGAGTCCGAATCAGGTGGGGACGAAGTTGACCTCGCCTACCTCGTGAACCTCGCCCTACAAGACGCCCGACGCAACGGGCTGAAACTCAAGCTCAAAGACGGCGAACACACCATCAAGATCATCGACGTCATGGAGGCGGGCATGGCGATGGGCAACCGGTACCTGTACGCCAGCGTGACTAACAAGGCGTGGCGGGAAAGGGGGCTGGAATGATCCCGGACGAAGCGGTAGAAGCGGCGGCGAACGCGATCAGCGAGTCAAGCGGAATGCGCTTTGACGGCTTCTGGTCCCGCATTGAAGACCTCGAACCCGAAGACCGCGAATACGCACTAGCCGAAGCACGAGCCGCCCTTGAAGCCGCAGCCCCGCACATCCGGGCGCAAGCGTTGGAGTATGCGGCAGAGGCCATCGATTGGATACGGCCGGAGATGGGACCGGGAATCAACATCACACCATACCGTGAAGGCCGCAACGATGCCCTTACCTCGGCGGCAACCTGGCTCCGGGCTCGTGCGGTGACGGAAAGAGGCGGGGAATGAGCGGCTGCAAACACTGCGGTAAACCACTCGTCTTCGCCCGTTCCGCCGGTGGCGCTGCACTTCCAATGCATGAACCACCCAAAGGCCGGGCGGTTGGAAGCGTCTACTGCAACGAGCGCACCGCCAGAGGGACCAAAGCCGAGGAAAGAGGCGGGGAATGATGACCGACGCTGAACGGCGTATCGCACAGGCCATCCACGCCATGCACCTCGACCAAGGAGCAGGCATCACCAACCTACCCAAATACATTCGCATCCTCACCGAAAACCCGAACAAGGAGAACTAGCGGTGGACGAGCTGACTACTTATGACCATATCCAGAACATGCTCATGGAGTGGCAGTTCGAGGACCGCTCAAAGTTCAACACTGGAGAGATCATCCACGAAGGCAAGATATACCCGTCCATCAATGCTGTGTATGACGAGATGAAGAGGCGGGCAGCCTAGTGAATTGCCGATGTGGTGCCCCAACAGCGGACGGTATCTGGCTTTGCGTGTCGTGTGCGGAACGGTTTGAGTACCGGTTGGCTGAGGTCGATAGTGTGCTTACCGAGCTAGCCCATGCTGTGCCGCGCCTGACACTCACCGCGACGTATGGTGACCGTACCCCAGGAACCCGCGCTCAGCACGCACCAGCACCCGTGAACGTGGATGCCGTGTCCGCGATGGACGCGCTACACAGGTGGCTCATGGGGACAGCGCTGCGGTTGGCTGAGGTGACCGGGAACAGGCTCACAGGGCGCACACCCGACACCCTCGCCTCCTACCTGATCAGCGGACTCCCACGCCTACGCTCACTCTCATGGGCACCCGACCTACACCCCGCCCTCGACACCCTGCTCAAGGACTGCGAACGCGTCACCCACGAAGCCGCACCACGAGTGTTCGCCGGCACCTGCGCCGAATGCGAAACAGACCTATACGCCCGCAAAGGCGACCACGAAGCCCGCTGCAAAACCTGCGGCGCCACATACGAAGTACTCAAATGGCGGGCACACGCTCAAACCGCGAAAGACTACTACATCGGCTCACCCGCAGACCTATCACGCAAACTATCCGCACCCGAATACGGGATCACAGTCACCGCCGACCAAATCCGCAAATGGGGATTACGCGGCAAACTCCAACGCACCAACCCAGAGACTAACGACAACGGGCTGTATTTGCCACCCGCATACCGGCTCGGAGACGTTCTAGATTTGGTACAAGCCCGCCACAACAAAACACCACTCGAAGGCAGAACAGCATGACAAGCCCCACTAAGTACCGCAAGAAACCAGTAGTCATCGAAGCCATGTACAACGATGGAGAAATCGAAACCATATCCGCGATCCTCGACTGGATCAACGGTGGCAACGGAGCGACAGGGCCAGCAACCTATGACCTGATAGGTAAGGCGAGCATGTCAATTCACATTGAAACCCTCGAAGGCGTCATGAGAGCCGATGTTGGGGACTTCATCATCAAGGGCGTGAACGGCGAGTTCTACCCCTGCAAGCCTGACATCTTCGCCAAAACCTACGAGGCAACATGAAAATCACCGAGCTCCTGCTAGCCAGGATCGAAGAGGACGAAGCGGCATCTCAGCAGCCGCGTGGGCGACACTGGACCACTAATTCGTGCTACGAGATCGAAGACGAGAACGGCAAGTGTGTTCTGGAAGTCGGCTTTGAGGGCGGCTACGACTTCGAGGGGAATGTCATCGAACACTTTGCCCGTCATGATCCATCCCGCGTCCTTGCCGAGTGCGCCGCGAAACGAGCGATCCTAGCTGGCCGGAAACGCAGCGACAGCAGCATGGCTGACGACGAATGGTCAATGGGCTGGTCTGACGCAAACTACGACGCTCTCCACGCCCTCGCCGCCGTATACAAGGACCACCCGGACTGGCGTCCGGAATGGGCGCTGTAATGGACGAACTGGGATCCCTGAGGCAGCAGGCAGCCGCACTGCGGGCCAAGTATGAGCGTGTGGGCAGGCCGCTTATGAAGCAGATCATCGACGCCGAGAGGCGGATCACGGACATCAAGCGTGAACGCGGGGAACTGTTCTACGTGGACTACATGCGGTACCAAAGCAAGTGCGTGGAGGAATGCGAAGACCTCGATGATGCAAAGTCTTACGCGCGGGCACTCGAAGACATGGGCAACGGGTATGTGACCGGTATCCGCGGCCCCGGAGTTTGCCTTGAGGACCGTGAGTGGGATGAATAGTTAACCAGCCTCTTGCATAAAAAAATCTTGTCCTGTATCGTTTTGATTATTGAGTAGTGGCTTCCGGTGACGGGGGCCATTTTCTTTTGCCCGGAAGGCGGTCATCATGACGGTCCAGGTTGCTGAAGCACCCGTTGATGACACTGCCCCGGTGTTGAACCATTCCACCCGCTGTGACCGTTGCGGCGCGAGAGCCTACGTCGTGGTCATACTTCGGCGCTCCCACCGGCTACCTAGGGGCGGGGAACTACTCGCCTGCGCACACCACTGGCGCGAATGGGCGAAACACATCAAACCCGCCGCGCTCATAGACGAAACCGCGTCCCTCCAAGAACACATCAAAGACGACCACTGGGTTGAAGGAATGAGGGTAGGCCAAAAATGACACGCACATGCCCCGCCTGCGCCCGACCCGCCGGCGCCCTCTCAGCCAACCCGCACTGCACCTCGCCAACGTGCCGGTGGAACAAATGCTTCTGCGGCGCCACGTACGACCGGAACAACGGGCGCGGGTTCACGGAGCGACCCCCGAAGCATTACCCGATCCCGGCATGAGCGAGCAGTGGAACATCGTTGACACGGATACGAGCCGCATCATTGAAATCTGCTACTCGGCACGCAAGGCCCAAAAAGCCCAGCAGCAGTGGTGGTCGCTGTACTGCCACAATGGCGGGCCGCGCACAACGATCCGCTGACTGGTGGTGAGTGAGCGATGAAATACCGTCACACGCCTAGTCCGCGTCAAGTGGCCGAGACTCACGATGCCGCCACGCTCGTGCTGCTAGCCGAGACGCTGGACCAGTCACTAGACAGCCTCCAACACGCAGAAGCCCGCCGCGCAGTCATGCGAGCCAGGGCACTACTACTCCACACCGTAGGCGAACTAAACCCATAAGCAAGGACAATCCATGAGCATCCAGCAAGTCGAGATCGTCAAACCAGATCTGACCACATCCGAAGCAATCTCTGAACTCATCGGCTCGCTGGCAGGCCTCGGACTCCGCATCTTCTTCATCTGGCTAGCGGTATCCGAATGGTTCCCGCAGCTCGGCCTAACGTACTGGCAGCTTGTTCTGCCGGTCTACGCGGTACGCATGCTGATCCTCCCCGAGCCGCACTTCAAGCGCCTCCGCAAATAGCCCTAACAAACTTGTCCTCGCTGGTGAAGCGTGGTGACGTACCCCATAGGGTTTCCACCAACGTCAAGCCCGTTAGCTGCTCATCTGATGGGCTGCCAGCGAGGGCAATCCTTACCCCAGTCACTTAGGTGGCTGGCCGCAGTGCTCCCCGTATGCCTCTGACATTGGGCGTTCCTCGGGGAGTGCTTGCACGGGTCCGTAACTGATGAGCGGACCCAACATCCGCCCTCCCCGCGCTTATCTAATACGATCGCGGGGCTCGGGCAGGGCTGAGAAAGTTTCACATCCACGGGATGTGACCGGGGGCAGTACCCGGCAGCCCACTGACGGTGACAGCCCCCGAAGACAACGCGCCCTGAGCGCCCACAGCGGGCAGAGCCAGTAACCGTCCAAAACCAAACCCACTGAGCAAGGGGAAGAGCATGAACCGTCGAGAGTACGACACCAGGGGCTGCGCGTTCACACGCATAGCCACCGACCCGGCATTGGACGCTGACGACCATCACGCCATCGACAAGCTGCTCAGCTCGGCACAAGGCCACCACGCCATCGCCATAGCCTTGCAGGATGCTGGCGTGAACGTGTCCACGAAGACTGTTGAGCGTCACCGCCGCAACATCTGCACCTGCGAAAAGAGCCCCGCATGGGTGCTATAGCGAAGAAGCTTTCACCGAGGATCGCCCCGAAGGCGCGTGAGTCGGTTCGTATCCTGACATTGGATATTGAGAACGCCCCGAACCTCGCGCACGTCTGGTCGTTGTTCAACCAGAACGTGTCCCTCGCGCAGTTGCAGGAAACCGCGACAGTCATCAGCGTGGCCGCGAAATGGTACGGCGACAAGGATGTCCTGTTCTACAGCGACCATCACGACGGCCACGCAGCCATGATCACCGCGATCCACGCGCTCGTCTCAGAGGCCGATCTCATCGTGGGTTACAACTCCGCTGGTTTCGACATGAAGCACCTCAACCGTGAATTCATCCTCGCTGGCCTCAACCCACCAGCACCGTACAAGAACGTTGACCTGCTCCTGACTGTCCGGAAACAGTTCAAGTTCGCGTCAGGCAAGCTCGACCATGTTACTCAGCAACTCGGGCTAGGCAAAAAGGCGAGCCATGAGGGTCACGAACTGTGGGTCAAATGCATGGCCGGTGACAACGCTGCGTGGGACCGGATGCGCAAATACAACATCCAAGACGTAGTACTCACCGAAAAACTCTACGACCGGTTGCGTGCCTGGATCCCGAACCACCCGCACCTATCCATGTTCACCGGCAACGAATGGGGTTGCCCCGTCTGCGGCAACTCCGACCTATCCAAATACCGGGCTGGCACATCACGCGCCAACGTCCAGCAATACCGCATGTACCAATGCCCATGCGGCCACTGGGTACGCGGCACCAAGAAACTCCAAGACGCCACACAAACCAGATCAGCCCGCTAACAAGGAATTGAGCAGACCTTGAGAATTTACATCGCTGGACCCATGACGGGCCTACCTGAGTACAACTTCCCGGCGTTCGACAAGGCCGCGGAGATCCTGACCAGTCACGGGCATGTGGTATTCAACCCTGCCGCGAATGACCGTGACAACGGGTTCGACGCAACAGGCTTGGCTGGGCATGAGGCCGAACGGCTGGGATTCAGCCTCCGTCGTGCGCTCAAGCAGGACTTGTCCTGGATCTGCGACCACGCCGAAGCGCTCGTGCTGCTCGAAGGCTGGGAGCGGTCCAAGGGTGTCCGGGCCGAGATGGCGTTGGCTGAGGCGCTTGGAATACCAAAGTACGAACTGGAACGCCTCCCGACTGACGTGCTGGTGACAGCATGACCGAGGTTCGCTCCGTCAGCAGCACCGGGGCCGAGAAAGGCACGAAGCCCGAACGGTTCGACCTTCTCCCACAGGAAGCCCTAGCCGCTGTTGCACGCCACTACGGTGCTGGTGCGCTCAAGTACTCTGCCCACAACTGGCGCAAAGGGTACGAGTGGTCAAAGTCGTTTGCAGCCCTTCAACGCCACGCCAACGCCTTCTGGTCAGGTGAGGACATTGACGAAGAGACCGGCTCGCCACACATGGCAGCAGTCGCCTTCCACGCCCTCGCGCTACTCACGTTCATGGACGAACAACCATCGTTCGATGACCGCTACAAGGCGTAGATTCACGCTGCTCTACCACCGCCCAAGACGCTGGATCCGCACATGGGGTTATAACCTTCGCCGGTCCTGAACAGTATTGGTTATTTGACAAACGCGCCTGGTCACGGAGGCGCAACAAGTATCCGGAGCAGAGCGGCGCACGCGTGTTCGCCGGACAACCGATCTGACGTGGGAGGCTGACCATGACCGCAATGTATGGATCTCCCCGCCTCACTAGCGGATCAAGCGGAGCCTGCGGGTGTTGTGGTGCGTGGCGTGGCAAGGAACAGATCAAGCGCCGCGAAGAACGCCAATGGCTCAATGACTGGGCCGACGAACTTGCTGGCTGCATCTGCATGCAGGCTTGGTCTAGCGTCACTGGCCGCACATGCCCTGTCCATGGCTACAGCGCACCAATGGCAGTCACGTGTTAGCCGGTCAGGTTGGCCTCAGGCAGCACGCGACGGATTGGATCGGTGAAGGCATCGAGTGGGCGACTGACAGTGTCACTCACCATGTGGTCATCCACCTCGGCTACGGGTACTGCGTCAGTGCCGAACGCCCACGAGTACGGCTAAGGAAGATCACCGACTACCCCAACCTCGTTAACTCCGACTTCACCCTCACCGACGAGCAACGCCAATACATCGTCACCGCAGCATTAGCGCTCATCGGCAGGCCCTACAACACCGCCGTACTCATCATCCTCGGCCTACACAAGGTCACAGGCTGGCTCAACCGACGCCCCAACGTCGACTGCTCAGACCTATGCAACCGGGCACTCAACGCAGGCGGCATCCACCTCTTCACCCAAGACACCACACTCGTCACACCCGCAGACTTCCAACGAGCGTTAGAACAGCAAGAACAGGTGAGCCATGCGTGACATGCAGGACGCAATTAACGCACTCCTGATCAAGTGCGATGCCCTAGAGCGCGGCTTCATCTACGGGGAATATCTAGACTCCATAGCCAAGGACATGGCACGCGCTACGCCATCCACTCGCGAGTTCAAGTGGGCTTGTGCCTAGCCGTATCTGCTCTGTTGCTGGTTGTCCCACCATCCACGACGGGCCAGGGTCACGCTGCCCCACCCACGCCAAGACAGCACGCCAAGACCACTGGGCAAACACAAGAGCATACAACACCAAAGACCACCGCATCAGGTTCAGGCTAGGCGTACTAGACCGTGACCCCATCTGCGTACTATGCCACCTCAAGCCCAGTGTGGTAGCCGACCACTACCCACACTCAAGGCAAGACCTCATCGCACTCAACATGGACCCCAACAACCCACAGTATGGCCGTGGCCTATGCACACAGTGCGACAAGACACAGACAGCACAGAGGCAAGCAGGCGGCTGGAACCAACGCGACTAACACACACTCACCTGTGGATAACCTGTGGATAACTCAGGATACGAAATCTCTTATTTCCAGACCCCATGTTGGGACAGGGGGGAGGCCCCCTCAACACCCACCCAACGGGACG